GATGGTGAAAAAAGAGCAGGATCTGTTGCCCCACCCTCGTTGGTTGCCAATGCCACAGCCGCATCATTAAATGATGTTCTAACGGATAATCCCGACCCATTGGCTGTTGTAAGATTATATTGTGTCATACTTTATTACCTCCTAATATGATTGTACTAGATAACTACCACGCCTATCAACGCCTATCCCTGACGTGTTTACTATTTGCACAAAGAATCCTGTTTTTGTCATACTTATGGTTGGCAGTAAGACAGTATCTCCACTTATGCCATCCGTAATTGTTACTTGTGGAAATGGAATTGTGTGGAAATTTGAGTCATAGACAATTGTTGTCCCGGCAGCAGGTATCGAGATGTTTTTAGATTCAATAACATCTGGAACGTCAATTGAGAATGAAAAATCTGTGACAACCGCTGTTATATTTGTATCGGTAGTGCTTAGAATAATTCTAAAATCGAACATTCTCGCAGCATACTGACCAACGTAAAAATCTAACCAATTACTCCAAATACCGTCATCGCCAGCCGTTCGAATCTGAACATCAAATTTGACATACGGGCTGTAATCTCCGTCCCAATTAGCTAAAGAATCAACGTCGTCAACTAAGTCAAAAGATCCGTTAATACTATCACCATATGCCGTATAGTTCACGCTGACGTTACAAAGAGAACTTACGCCAATATCGACTATATGTGATTCGGGTATTGTGTATGTTCCTGTACTTGTTGAACCTCCATAAAAATCTACATTTGCAACAGAATCTACATCGGTAATATCATCAAAACTCCCTTGCCCTGTTAGCCATAAAGCATTATCACTTTCACGGATGCTAAGACCAGTTGTTTTATTGCCTAACCATCCAGTATCCCTTTCGTCGGTTGTTACTATTACGTTTGCTGTATATCTTGCCCCTGTTATGCTTATTTCTGCTGGAATTGTTGAATAAACTGTTTGATATACTGCTGATATGAAATAATTTCCATTGCCTTGTACTTGAAATTTTGTATTGTATGTTTGACCGAGTATTTCGGCTGAACTCCATGCGTCACCTTTGCGAATTTCATAAGCAATTGGCGATCTAAAATCGTTTATGGCTGTCCATGAAATATACATGTTTCCATTTTCATAGTACGTGGTTAATGCTGTTACATTTGGAAGTGGCGTTGTGAGTGAAGTTCCTTTAATTGTATATTGGTAAACTGAAACGTCCGAAAGGTTTTGTTCGCCAGCACCATAAATATTAATTGACGTATATTTAATATAAATAGTTTTTCCAATATCATCTTTTGTGAATGGATATTTAAAAACAGCATCATCCATGCGGACAAATTGAGAATTAATAGGATGACTTGCAATCGTACTACTGTAAACGCCACGTCTTAAATATGATAGCTGGTATGTGTTTAATGCAGTCAATGTTGCAGTTTCATAAGAGATAAATTCGCCATCGACATAACAAAGAGTATTAAAATTGTCAGCATCGTTTTGTGTGCCGCTAACAAGTGCTCCATCCGACATTGATAAATTAACAATTGGAGTATTAGCTGTGTCAGGATCAACGCCTAACTGTAATGGTGTAGCTAATATTCCTTGTCGAGCATTGCCGACTATTGAACCTATTTTCTTGTAAGTAGTCATATCTTCAGAAATCCATACGTTGGCACCGCCCCACTTATCACCGCCCGATCCATACATCCATACTTCGAAGCCTAGACCCGAAGACACTAGTATGTCAGGTGCTTCAAATATAACTGGATAATTAATATTTTCTGGTGATTCTTCAAGGTTAATACTGCCCCTATTCATATCCTGTGTTTCGTAAGTTGGTGCTGAAGAAACGCCACTAGGATTGCTTTCGCAAGTTAGTTCAAGTGAATAATCTTTACTGTTTTCTTTTATTGATGTAACTCTGATTGATGTAATACCTAAACCAGTAAGGGCTAATGTTAGTGTTACGGGGTCCATTGGCTCCAATAATACAAATTCAGGAGTAACTGTAAACGTATAAATATTTCTGCGGTAAAGTTTTCGCTGTAAAACTGTTTGTGCAACCGTTTGAGCAAGCGATGCGGACATTATTTCGTGATGGCTTAATGTGTCTGCTTGCCGCAACCCATTTATATCAATGTCACCCTGATCTGTTGCGTAAACCATGCTTGTGTTGTACTGATTCGACCTGTCCATATATTCGAGAGGAACAACATTCCATGCATCGTCTTGGTCAGTACGCGTTATTACAAGAGTGTCATCCCCTTGATCGACAATATTATCATCCATCAAATCGTAAATTGGCGTTAATCCATCATAATATGGAATAAATTTGGCTTTACCTTGACTAAATACATATTCAGAATTAGTTGTTTCCATTAGGCTAGTTATGATGCTATTTGCTTGTTGACTAGAATCATAAGTTGGCGAAATTAGCAATTGATTAGTTGTACAGTAGTTTGAATAAACGTCCATATTATCAATTAAAACCGCAGGAAAGTTTGCGCCAAATACCGTGCTTGTAAGTAATTGATAGATTATGTCGCGTGGGTTTGCATCGGTCGCTGTGTAGCTAACTGACGCGGTTATAGCATTATAATTTATGCGAATATAAAGTGGATCGTCACGGTCGTTGCCATCGGTGCGGTCGTCAAAATTAAATGTGTAAACATACGTTCCTGTAATATTATTACCAAACGAATCTTTTTTTTGAGCAATATCATAATATCGGCTATTGATTGTTGTCCAGTAATTACCACCGCTACCGCCGTATACATATTCCTGAACATTTATATTACTTGACCAGTTTGAAATTTCAATTACTTTTATATACGCTACTTGTTTGACTTTTACGATTGATGGTGCTGATTGCTGAGATTGGCATAGCCCATATACCTCAATATTAAAGTTTGGCAAACTGGAACTATCGCCTAAATCTATAATGCCAGCCAAATAAGAAGTTCCCGAATATGTCAATGCTTTTTCGGGATGGTTGGTGAGAAGATACCCCCACGGGCTTTGAGCAATAGAACCGTTAAAGAAAGTAAGACCTAATGCTGATGCATCAGTTGTTTTGCTGCCTTCCCATATGTTGCCTGTGCCGGTTATGATTCCTTCCCCTAGCATTAAAAGTGCCATTACGGTGTAAGTATATGTTGTGTTAGATGATTTGACAGAACCGCCCTTTCCACCGCTACTACTGGTTGTGGTTTTTGCTATGGGGGTAAAGTCATCATAATCAATTAATATTGGAGCAATCATAGTCGTTCCAAAAACAATTTTAATAGGAGAATTGTAAGTTGAAGTCGTTACCATAAAAGATGAAATCCTTGCTGAAGTTGACGAAACTGTTGATGTTTTAAATAAGTTTCCCAATGAGTAACCTCCTTTCAGAGTAATAAAAAAGAGCCTATTAGGCTCTTAATGTTTGTTTTGTATTAAACTTTAAGTATCATTTCAGTAGTCAAACTGTCGTTTTTAAATCTTCCAAATAAGGTTGTATATTTTATTCCTGTTATTTTTGACCACTCAAATAATGTTTTAGATTCACCATTGTAAGTTAACCTTTTAGCACCTCTAATAGGCGTCGTTAATGCCTTTTCAGTCGACCAACCCAAACGATCTATTCTTGATTTAATCGTAGACCATTTAATCCCAGTTACCAACTCCCATTCTTTTAAATTTTTAGTTATATTTTTACAAGTTAAAGGATGGTTTGACCTACGATTGTTGCACTGTTCTTTAGCTGTTGCCCATCGACAATTTCCCTTACAATAGTTACCATCATTATCAATTCTATCAATAGACATACCTTTTGGTTTATCTCCCATGTCTTTGTAGAAATTATCAAAAATCAACCAACTAGAACATACTGTTATCCCACGCCCACCATAGTTATTATAATTTTTAGATTTAATATTACCGCATCTTTCTATCATCCCAACCCATACATTATAAATATTTTTTCCACTCATGCCATGAGTTATATTTGATTTTGATGCCATATATCGGCGATAACATCCACATGAATTAGTATGGCCATCGATTAGGTGGCTTTGCTCTACGTCAATTATATTACCACACTTACACATGCATTTCCAATAACGGTGAGTACCCCTATTCGGTAGTTGTTCCATGACTGTAAGCCATGTATAAGATTTGTTTAACAAGTTAAATTTTGCTTTCATAATTGTCAGCCTTTCTGCTAAAGCATCTTTTTCTGCATAAATAAAAGTGAGAAAGATTGCAGAACTCTTTATCATGGCAAGGAGCTACCAAACCACTATCTCACATATTTATTATATCATTTTACCAAAAGCTAAACAATCCAATTTCAAATTTTTTATATCCTCTACGGTTAGACAATACAACGCCTTGTCTGGTATACGAATGTATTAAATACTCGTCATCGATTACAATACTACAATGATGAGCCGTAAGTGCTCCGTCAAATTTGTACATAATGATATCGCCAGGAATTATATCTCTGTTAACTTCATGGCAATATTCTTTTATTTTTTTTAAATACATAGGATTAGCGCAATTGCATGCAATATCTTGAGGATAGTGTTCTAACTCTATATGCTTTATCAACCCCACATTTTCAAATACGCCTAAAATAAAAGTACCGCAATCACATCCTGCGCCCTTAACTCGTGCTTCGGGATGGTATGGTGTTCTTAACCACGTTTTGGCTTCTTTTATTACTGCATCACGTTCTTGTTTTTCTATGTCATTCATAATTAAAATCCTTTCTTAAATTAGCGTACTGACTACTGGCAAAAAAGGAAAAAGCCTAGCGTGTGTAATATTTCCGTACGCTTCACACGCTGCAATTGTTTTAGCACATCCTCTATAGAAGGTAAAAGTATCTCCTGCTGCAACATCAAACGTCCAAGGATCTCCTGGGGTCGATATATTACTAATGTATGTTTTTATAGTTTTACTGACACCAGTATTTTTGCCTGTTAATCCAAGCATCGATCCTTGAGAAAAATATCCATCTGCAAATGATAAGTTTGAAACGATAGCGGTTTTTGAACTGCCAGCTTGAGCAGTTATCGTATATGAGTAATTGCTTTTAGATAAACCACACATACTATCACAGAAGCCATTTAAGCACTGTGAAGCGATTAAGTTTCTAGGTAAATTCATATTTAACAGTTTTGTTGGAGCTTCGAGTTTAGCTTGACAGGACGTCATCTTTACACCATTATCCGTGCTAACATCTAGTTTGCCGAAGAATCGATCTTTTAGCACGTAGTCGCTTGACATATTAGGCATTTGATAAGCCCATGGTATAGGCGAATATAGGCGGTCTAGTGATAAATAGCAGTTGTCAAATAATCCCGATTGCAATGCTAAATACCATGTAACATTTAAATCTTGGATCTTGTCGAACGGATTATAGTTTATAGTCACGGTCGTGCTAGATGTTTCAACACCGCGTTTTTCTTCTATGTCGCCATGTTCGATTGACCAGTGTCGATAAATGTTGCCGCCAATCTGTAAATCAGTATCGTGACCGGTATAAATTAAAATCCTGCCGCTGTTAAAAGTACCGGCGTTGTAAGCTAGTCCATAATTAAGCCAAAAAGTATATAGTTCGGCAATATACCAAGTTGTTTTTTCTTTGCGGGCGTATTGCATTAATAGGTTTTGTAAAGCCGTTGAGCATGTTTTCATATTGTAACCACCTTAAAGAAGCTTTATGCTTTCAAGTGTTAATTCATCAAGCGACCAGCCACCGTAAAATATTTGCTGAAATTCTGACGTATCATCTTTGAAATGGCAACGGTGATACCATTCGCCATTCCAAAGTAAAATTGCTCCAGATACAGGGGCGGTTGTAAATGTTATCAATGCTTCGGTTGTCCATGTAAAGTCCGTATTTACGGTCAGAACGGTCGTAACTCCGTTGACGGTAGAAGTTATAACAGGTGTCATTAAAACGCCGAAAATAGGTTCTGCGAAGTCTCCATAACTTCTTGTTAGCCTAAAGTTAGTCGATACCCCATCACCCGTACCAAATGCTTGGTTTGATACCGAATTGCTGTTAATGGTTTGACCTGCTGGATCAGGAGGAAACGCAAACAAAAAGTCTTGACCTGCGCCACTTACCTTGTTATAAAACCCCATTAATGTTTGTATGTCACTTAACTGACTATCTGTGTCAGATAAGTAAGAAAAAGATAATTTGATACTATGCCAAGGATAAGTATATAGGCTGATGAAGTTTTGAGTGCCTGATGCTGATCTTGTTTTTATTGTGTTCCAGTTTTCAGTTTCCGTAATAGGATACTGCAAGCCGCGTAAATTGCTTGGGAAAATATAATCGCTCATTAAAAAGCTCCTTTCTTATATTTATGTATAAAATTATGATATAGTATGATAGAATGTAAATCAAAAAGGATGATTTTAATGAAACATGTATTTTATGTTATATTAATGACGGTATTTTCATTTTTGTTTGCATTAATTACTTGCACCGTTATAGATAATTCACTAATTGGTGTAGACTTTTCAACGCGAATAATGATAACAGATTCTTATTTAACGATTCGATTTGTTTCATTTTTTGCAGGACTTATACCTGCGTTTATTGCTAAAAGCAAAGGACGCGGATTTTATAAGTGGTGGATATACGGATATATAATTTGTTTAATTGCTATCATTCACTCCGTAGCTATAAATAAGCATACCAGCCCCGTCAAAAATGACGACGTTAATATGTATTTTGGTATCGAGTAAAAAGTTAAGCCGTCCAATTAAGGGCGGCTATTTTTATGTCAATCCAGTTGTGTTGAATCTTCTAATTTCACGTTTTACGGTATTTGCCAACTCTCCGCTTGATGACATATAAGCTTCTTTCATGCCGCGAGTATCAATTGCATTAACCGATAATGATTGTCTTAATGTCATAGCATTAGGACTGCTAGGCTGCGAATTGCTTTGGCTGCTTGAATTACTGCCTAGGTTGCTAATAGCATCAGACTGTTGAGGGGTTAAAACCATTTCACGCTTATGTGCCAGTATTAACATGTCTGAAGGTAGCTGACCACCGATATCCATTGATGGAACCGTTATTTGCGGAACTGCTGTTGGCGTAGTGTAATAGCTTGATGCGCTTCTTCCTAAACTGACAGAGCTAGTACTTGTTGACGTAGATGAACCGCCACCGCCAAA